TCCTCCCATCTCCCTCTTTTTATATCCCAAAAGAATTGCACAATGTCTCTGAAGTCCTTTTGTTCAGTAGCTTGTGCGCTGGTGTATTCAGTGATTCTCATGCCTTGGCCTTGCGAATAAGTTGTAAGTAGATTTCGTTGAAGTTAGGATCTAGTATGCGTTCATGTTTGATATTGCGGGCTGCAATTATAGCCAATTTACGGCAGCAATTGAATACAAGAGAGATATCACTCATAGTAAATGCAAAGTCTTGATAGCATATTGTTATGGCTACATGCCTTGCGAAGCTTTGCCGCTGATAGATATGCTGCACTGATATTCCGTAATACTCTGCGACTACTTTGCATACACGCTCGGAAATTTCATGAAGAGTTTCCTCCTTCAATTTTCGAACACGCCCTCGCGGTTTCTTTGTTCGATTTCCGAACAATTCCTCGCGTTCTATTTTAAGAAGCGCTGAAAGCGGGAGCGTAGCAAGCGGCTTAGGGTTTGTATCTTGCGCGAGGTCACTGATGTGACCGATCGGATGTAAGGGCATATTTTCTCCTCCATGTAATATCCGACTTGTAAAGTAGTTTCACGATCTAAATTGTTAATGTCGAGTCCAAAGATAGTCTTCGATTTTTTGGGCTGTTAGTTGCACTTGCGAGTATGTATCGAGTTCATCCATAGCGGCGTAAATATGATGCGAAAGAGTCGAGCGATCCATTCCCAGGTATTCTGCAATTGTGCAAGATTTTAGCTTCAGATATACGGTCGCAAAGAAAATAAACATCCGCTTTGCTGCTATTAGCTCTTGGAATCTGACTTTATCACGAAGAGTGTGATTTGTCGGGAAATGCTTAAGAACTTCGACTTCAAGCCCGGATAGTTCCGCGTATGGATTAAGGAATGCGAAGTCCGTTCCTCTTTTCATAAAGTGACCGCTCTTGGTTTTGTGGTCTAACTGAGCGTGTCGAAGCTGTGGCCTCTTTTGTTTTGCAAAGTAATAATCTGCAAGTTTGTTGTTAGTTTTTATGGCTTGGTTTGCTTTGCGTTCGAGTTCTTCGCGTTCCTCTCTTAGTTGCTCTGATAGGCTTTTGCCTTTGATAAAGGGGGAGGCTAAGCCATCCCCTTCGTCGTATATCATATTGTAGTTCATGCAAATATCTCCTCTTGCACTTTGTCTCTGAATCTATTCTTTGCCTCTTTTAGATTTAGTATAGCTTGTTTAAAGTAGCTATCTTTTAATTCTATTCCGATTGCTTTGCGACCAAGAGATACAGGAGAATATACTTCAGATCCGACTCCCATAAATGGAGTAAGTACGACTTCGCGTGGATTGCTATACAGTTCTACTATTCTATCAATTACATCAAGTTGTAGAGGATGTACATGTTTTTCATCGTCTTCATCTTTTGAGTCTCTGAAAGGCAAGACATTATCTATGCGAATATCGTCCCATACAGAGCTCGCATATCTTTGCCATGTTAAATGAGAAAGTTTATTTCCTGAAGGATCACCGTCATAGTCTTGCCATTTCTTTTTAAAGTCTTTGTAATTTCCGTAGGTCTCTTTGTGAGCTTCTAAAAATGGAGTATCTCCAAAGTATTCAGTAAGTCCGCATGGATGAGTGACTGGTACTTGATTCTCACCAGCTTTAGTAAATATCAATACATAATCCGGCATTGCTGTAAAGCATTTTGTAGAATCTTCTACAATGAATTTATGCATTAAAGATTGTACCATTGTTCGCATTCTTACTTTAAGAGGCTCCTTCCAAACTGTAATTCGATTACGATAATGAAAATTATATTTTTCATGTATTCTAATAATCTCATGAGGGAAGTCCCATAGATAGCATCGGTTGTCGAAAACATCCGTACAATGTACTGCAGTGATTCTACCAGGCTTAGTTACTCTTGAGATTTCTTGGACTAGGTATTCATATTGTTGTAAAAACTGCTCGCGAGATTCGCAATTACTGAAGTCGTTTTCATGAGAGCTGTAATTATACAAACCTGCAAAAGGCGGGGAATATACGCTTAAATCTACTGAATCATTTGGCAAAGTTGGTAATACATACATACAATCAGAATTATAGATTGCATAGTCTTCGGTTACGACTTGTTCTTTTATCATGATATTAAATGAATGATGGTAATGAAATTTCTTTATTAAATTCTTTTCTTTGAATTGTAAAGTCTTGACTAGTTTGCTGAGTGAGATTATTAAACATTTCGATAGCTCTCTCTTTTTTTATCATGAGACTCTCCATGACTTTAGTCTGACCATCGGACAAAATAAGATCTACATATACCGGTCTCTTTTGTCCAAATCTCCAAAAGCGTCTAATAGCTTGGTAGTATTGCTCGTATGAATAAGTCGGAAAATATGTAGTATGATTACAGTGCTGCCAATTAAGACCAAATGCAGTTATAGAAGTCTTTGTGATAAGTTTCTTAATATCACCAGCGCTGAAAGCGAGTAGTATCTCTTCTTTCTTGTCTATATTCATATTACCTTTGACTTCGAGTGCTGTTTTGTCAAGTTCTCCGATAAGACTAGCTTCATCATTAAGATTAACCCAATAAACAGAACATTCATGACTATTTGCTTTTTCTACAGCCTTTTCACATCGCATATTAAGAGTAGCTCTTACTTCAGCTTTGATCTCTTTGAATCCTGTAGCCGGTATTGCAAACATTGTATTTTGACCATCGATAGCAAGCGGATCGCGATTCTCGATAATAGTTTCAGTTTCGAATAGTTCCGGCAAAGTATGTTTATCATCACTGAAGCCATAGTCTGAAGGTTTTCGCATTGATATGCTCCAAGATGCTATCCACCTCCAAAAGTCTTTCTCGGCATGTGCTTTAAGGTAGAACTCTTCGCCTTGTCTTGCTTTGCTGATTTGAGATAACTTGGCTACATTGTTTTGATTATTCTTAAAAAACTTTGTAAGCATATCCATATAGCCAAGATATCCAAGAGCTTCAGAACTAGTACCGAGTTCTATGTAATCATTAGGACTCGGAGTCGCGGTAAATAAAAATCTATATTTTACTTTCTTAAGAAAGGCTGTAATAAGATTTTTTGTCGCGCCTTCAAAGTTTTTAAGAATACTAGATTCATCAAGAATAACGCAATCAAATTTACTTGAATCAAAGTTTTCAAGTCTCTCATAATTGCATACTACTATTTTACTTTTGAAGTTACCATCTTTGCTATACTCAATATCATCTATCCCAAATTTCTCAGCTTCTTTGATAAACTGAAAAGCGACTGCAAGTGGTGTAATAATCAATACGGGCTTATTCGTTGCTCTTGCATAATTAGTTGCAATGGTTAACTCTATTATCGTTTTGCCTAGACCTGTATCTAAGAATACAGCGCATCTACCTTTCTTAATAGCATATTCCGATACATACTTTTGATAGTCAAACATACCTTCAGTAATGTAATTAGTATTAATGCCATAATCAATAGAGCTATGCTTCTTAGACTCAAGAAACTCCGCGTAATTCATTTTACATCCTCGAAATCTTTAAAGTACATAGTTAGTGCTCGGCGGAATAGCTCTCTTTGTGAGATATTTTGCGCCTTTGCAAGTGCTCGGAATCGAGCGGCCATAGCGTGTGGTATTTTAAGCGCAAGCGCTGTAATGCCTTGTCTTTCATCGGGTGTGAGGCCTTCGCCTTTGCTTTTTTGGTATCCGATTGCAGTTTTCTCAATTACCTTGCGTTCTTCTCTTAGTTGTTGAGACAAAGGAACTCCTAGTTTTAGCGAAGTTTCGATACCGGCGACTTCTTTGTATAGGGCGGATGTTTTCATGCGGTTATTCCTTTGCTATTTTTCTTCTTATTCCAATAGTAATTGGATTTATGTCCTTCGCGGATTTTATTAAGCTTAATATCATCTTGCATGTAATACAAAACAGAGTGTGATTCAAACTTACAACCTCTCACAGTCCTATATCCTTTATTGTTTAGATATCTAGCTATCTCTTTATGAGTTTTATTAGTTTTAATTCTGTTTATGTATTCTCGCCCTAATTCTACAGATTCAAACTTCTGAATCTTAATTCTTTGCTTGTTATTTGATTTGGTTTCTGTAGTTCCAAACCATCTTTTGAATAGCTCCTTAAACATATCTCATCTCCAATAAATAAATAATAATTAAGCGAGCACCTTGCTCTCTTGTAATTGTAAAACATCCTCTTTATCAAGTCCTCGAACTAAGATATACTCATGTAAGTAGTGTATCATATTTCGAACATATTCATAATTGTGCGCGGGTCTTGGGAATGAGTATTCCGCTTTGTTTTTAAAGTCCATCGCTTCAGGTGAATTGAATTCGAATATCTTGTAATGGACAAAGGGGGCGTTGAATAACTCGCAATACACACGCCATTGCAGAGAGTTATAATAGTCATCAAAACTGATTGTACTGTACTTGGTTTTGATTTCCACGACATCAAGCCCGATAAGCTGGTCTGCGACGCCTGTTACTGATATATCACCGAATTGAGTGCGGAAGACGCGGCGAACTTT